GACGTGCAGGAGCTGAAATCCGAACCCGGCAAGCGGTGGAAGTCGGTGGTGGAAAGGGTCATATACATCGTCGTGGCCGCTGTTGTAGGGTTTATTCTTGCCCGGCTTGGGCTGGGCTGATTTTTAAGGAGGAAAACAAAATGATTAACTGGATTGTACGTATCAAGAACAAGAACTTCTGGCTGGCCGCGATTCCCGCGCTGCTTCTGCTGGTGCAGACGGTGGCCGCCCTGTTCGGCTTTACGCTGGACTTGGGCGAGATTGGCGACAAGCTGCTGGCCGTGGTGAACGCCGTGTTTGCCCTGCTGGTGATCCTGGGCGTGGTCAATGATCCTACCACCGCCGGTATCTCCGATAGCAAACTGGCAAGAACTTACAGTTCCCCCAAGGAGGACTGATGTGGTAAGTGGATAAAGTCCCGTGGAATCGGGTAATTCTGGATGAGTTCTGTTCTCTGGCGATTCTTACGCCGCTAGAGGAAAAGATCATTCGCACCCGAGCCGCCGGATGGAGCCGTGTACAGCAGTGCCACGCTTACGGCATGTCCCTTGCCACATTAGATAGGTACATTAGGAAGTTGAAAAACTCCTATAACAGTGTGCAGGAGTATAGCTACATACTCCCCAAAAACATAGACTTCTGATAGTTTTTTGATAGAAGTGTGATTGTAAGTCGGTAGGGAAACGAGAGTTTCCCTACCGATTTTTTTGTTATTCTATAGGAAGAAAGGGGGCGTTGCCTATGGCTGAATTTCAAAGCTTTAATCCAAATCCCCGCGCCGCGAAAGTCGGCGATTGCGCAGTAAGAGCAGTGGCAAAGGCTCTGGGAATTGACTGGTATCAATCATACGTTGAGCTGGCCAGCGAGGGGCTGACCCAATGCGATATGCCTAGCGCAAATAACGTATGGGGCGCGGTGTTACGGCGGCACGGATTCAGGCGGGCGGCAATCCCGGCGGAATGCCCGGATTGCTACACCGTAGGCGATTTTATACGGGAATACCCTGACGGGATTTACGTTGTCGCGCTGAAAAACCACGTTGTTGCCGTGGAAAACGGCGTTTTGTACGATACTTGGAACTCAATGGACGAAAACCCTATCTATTTTTGGAGGCGTGAATGATGGCAAATCCTTATATGCAGCCCAACTACCAATCCGGCTATTTTCAGCCCAACTATTTCCAGCCGCAAATGCCAATCGGACAACCGCAGATACCCGTCCAAGGCCAACAGCCGCCCCTTGATGACCGAATTTGGGTAGCTTCGGAATCTGCGGCGGAGGCGTTTATCGTCACGGCAAACGGATTTGTGCGGCTCTGGGACAGCAATAAGCCTGTATTCTACGAAAAGCGGACGGACGCGCAAGGGCGACCAATGCCGATTGTAGCGTATGAATACAAAATCCGGGACGCAGGAGTTACCCCGGAGGCAGTCAGCGCAGGATTTGAACAGCGGCTTTCCGCTGTAGAGGAACGGCTGAACCAGCTGACAGAGGGGAAACGCGATACCAAGAAAACGGAGGTAAAACGCAATGATGCCTAATCCTATGCAGATGATTTCCCAATTCCCCCAATTTATGCAGCAGATGAGGGGGCAAGACCCGCAGCAACTGCTTAATCAGCTTGTACAGAGCGGGCATGTAAACCAGCAGCAGCTTAACCAAGCCCAGCAAATGGCGCAGCAGATGCAGGGGCAGTTTGAGCAATTCCGGGGCATGTTCGGCTTCGGAGCGCCTAGAAGGTAAACAATAATCTGGCCAGATTTTGTTATATTTTTCATCTTTTGAAAGGAGAACAAAATGAGTATTACAGCAAGTGAAATGACCCCCGCTGATATCAGAGCTGTCACCGATGGCAACAACGGCGGCTATGGCGGAGGCTGGGGCGGTGATTGGTCTGCATGGATCATCATTTTCCTGATCTTCGGCTTCTTCGGCTGGGGCGGCAACGGCTGGGGTGGAGGCTTCGGCGGTCGTGGTACCGGCGCTGGCGTGGTGGACGGGTATGTTCTCGCGTCCGATTTTTCCAACATCGAGCGGAAAATTGACGGTGTAAACAACGGTGTCTGCGACGGCTTCTATGCCATGAATACCGGTATGCTGAATGGGTTTGCAGGCGTGAACCAGAATATCAGCAACGGTTTCCAGGCGGCGGAGCTTTCCCGGTGCAATCAGCAGGCTGCCTTGATGCAGCAGCTTTTCCAGATGCAGATGGCAAATCAGGAGTGCTGCTGCGAAAACCGCGCCGCTATCCAGGGCGTGAATTACAACATGGCAACCCAGAGCTGCGACACCCGGAACACCATCCAGAACACCACCCGTGATATCATCGATGCCATGAACTGCGGTTTCCGCTCCATCGACCAGCGCTTGACTGCCCAGGAGCTGGCGGCGAAAGATCAGAAAATCGCCGATCAGAATCAGCAGCTCTTTATGGCGCAGCTGGCCGCTTCCCAGAATGCCCAGAATCTCACGATCAAGGGCTATGTGGAGAACCAATTCGCGTACTACAATCCCCGCCCGGTTCCCGCTTATCAGGTGCAGAATCCCAACTGCTGCTACGGTAACGGCTACGGATGCGGCAGCGTGGCGTAAGGAGGGCGGCGAGATGGGCATTGCGGAGATCAAGGCCAATCTGATTAACCACATCGGCAAAATCGATCTGGACAGGCTCACCATTGCCGAGCTGCGGGATTACTGTAGCCTGGTAAAGGACGCGGACGGGTTGACACGCAACGAAGCGGACACGGTTACCCGCGTTATGAATAATTTAAGCGCTGGCGGGTTTGGCTTTGGCTACAACCGCCCAGCGCCGACAAAGGGAGGTTAAACAATGGCGGTTGAACTTACTGCGAACGCTGTCCAGGCGGTGCCCGCCGGACAAAACGTGCTGTTTACCGATGCGCCGGTGAAATGCGGGCGGGGGTATGTTGTTCACCGTGAAGGCGCTGGGCTGGTGACACTTCGGGGCATTTGCAATGGATGTTCCCCGATTGCGCGGTATCGCGTGCTTTTCGTGGGAAACATCTCCGTGCCTACCGGCGGAACCGCTGGGGCTATCAGCGTAGCGCTGGCGCTGGGCGGTGAAGCGCTTCCCACCACTACGGCGACGGCAACACCCGCCGCCGTGGGAGATGCATTCAACGTGGCGACCTCCGCGTTTGTGGATGTTCCCCGTGGGTGCTGCGTAGCGTTATCCGTGCGCAATGTCTCCGCGCAGGCAATCGATGTTGCCAACGCCAATCTGATGATTGAGCGCGTGGCCTAGGAGGTGAAATTATGAAGCACTGGGAACAGCTGAGAGATACACTTTGCCGGGAACTGGACGAAATCGCCGAAAAAGGCGAACTGTCTGCCGGTGATCTGGAAACCGTGGACAAGCTGACGCACACCATGAAGAATCTGGATAAGATCATGATGGGCGAAGGATACAGTAACGCCGGGGACTGGTACGCTATGGGCAACTATGGACGGGATGGCTATAGAGCCGATTACCGGGACGGCGTGAGCTATCGAGGCCGTAAACGTGATAGCATGGGACGCTACAGCCGCGCAGACGCCAAGGAAGATATGGTGGATAAACTGCGGCGCATGATTGATGAAGCGCCGGACAGCCGGACGCGAGAGGCCCTGGAAAAGGCCGTCCGTTGTATGGAGGATTAAAAAATGTTGGCAGAGCGGGATTTGCTGGAAACAATCGAAGAATGCAAAGCAGTGAAGCGCCCGACGGCGGCAACATGCCAGTTAATGGCCTCGTGCTATACCATTCTAGATCACATGTTCCCGGAATATTCCCGCTCTGCTGATGTTTCCCCCGTAAGCTTGTATTCCTCCGCTCCTGCGCCACAAAATGATGAAATATCCGGGAGCGAGTTTGCAATTGCCGCAAATTTAGCGGGAATGAAACGGCTATTAGAAGTGATGGACGAACACATGGAGTGCATTCAGCTGATATACCCAAAAGAATACGCGGCGATTATGCGGCGGCTCAGAGAATGAGCGGCAAAATCCCGTTGCCAATCCGTTGCCAATTTGCACCATAAAAACGTACCGCACGCAGAAAAATATTAAAATCTGCGGTAATATTTTCTAGTAGAATAGTTCAGAGAACGTGGGAATATAGCTGATAAAGCAATAAAAAAGCCCTAGAATTGATTTCTAGGGCTTTTTCTGCATGGCGGAGAGAGTGGGATTCGAACCCACGGTGGGTTGCCCCATCACCAGTTTTCAAGACTGGCTCCTTAAACCGCTCGGACATCTCTCCAGACTTCATAAAATATATCATCCAGAGGGAAAATTGTCAAGAGCTTTGACGCAGGGGCGAGATTAGTGCTTGACAAACATTCTGCCATATGCTAGAATACTTTGGCAATCAAGTGAATAGTTTTCTTTTTATTCGGAGTGATACCCAAGAGGCCGAAGGGGCTCCCCTGCTAAGGGAGTAGGCGTCTAAAAAGCGCGCGAGGGTTCAAATCCCTCTCACTCCGCCACAATACAGCTCATTGCGTGTGCAGTGGGCTGTATTTTTTTGACTTGGTGCTTGCAGGAGGGGGAGACCGTGGACAAAATGTACGCGGACAGGGAAACGATTCTGGCCATGGCGCGTGCCGGGGAATTTGTTCCGTGCAGTTATCTGGAAAGGCTGTTTGAATTCTGTTGACAAGCGGTTTTTGCCGATTTATAATGTTCCCTGAAAGGAAGTGTCGGATGATGGCGGTTCGGCTCAATGACGACAAGGAACTGGTAAAAACCATTCGGGAAGGTCTGAAGCGCACGGGAGGCTACTGCCCCTGTCGGCTGGAGCGGACGGAGGACAATAAGTGCATCTGTAGGGAATTCCGGGAGCAGATCGCAGACCCGAATTTCAAGGGCTATTGCCACTGTATGCTCTATTACAAGGATTGA